TATTTATTTTCATGAAAAATTCTGGATTGAACGCTGAACAAGCATTTTTAAGTAAAATTAAAGAAATAGAAAATATATGCAAAAAATAACAAGTTTGTTAGACATCAATTATATTATTAATAATAAAGTTGATTTAAAAGACGATAGAGGTTATGTGATACCTTTTATGAGATTTATGAGTTATTCATTAATTCAAGTTGTTAGATTAATTAATTCTGGAAATCATACATACAATTTAAAATAAATATGCGGAAAGGAAAAATTTTTACATCTGAAATGGTTAAAAATGGAGTTTTTGAAAAAGTAAAAAATAGACTTGATATCATAACTGTCAATTATCACATCAAAAATAATATAATATATTTTGATGAAAAAGAATTGATAAAATTACCTACTTATGAAAAAGAATATTATATTCCATATGATGATGAAACTGGATATAGTATATATACAATACACGAAAAAGATTTAATATAAAAATAATGGAAAAAGAAGAATTAATAACATTTGAGACCGCAAATTTAGCAAAGAAAAAAGGCTATAACATACCAAGTAAATATTATTTCGAAGACCTTACTGATTGCATTTTCAGCGAAGAAAACAAAGAAGACTCAATATTTGAAAGTAGATTTGAACATCCAAATATATATGCAAGACCTACACAATCAGAACTACAATCTTGGCTAAGAAAACAAAAACAGATTTTTTTAGAGATTGATACTGATTGTACAACAGCTCCTAAATTTTGCTTTAGTATCGATAAATTTATTGGTAATCCATTGGACTTAACTGAAAAAGAATGGTGCTGGTATCATCACAAAGATTTTGAATTTTCACTTTATAGAAAATATGAAGAAGCCTTTGAATATGGACTTAAAGAAGCACTTAAAATTATATAAATTATGAATGAAAACGATTGTGTTTTAATAAAAAACAAAGATTTAGAAGCACTAAAAGAACCTTATTATGTTGCTAAAAAAGAATTTGATTTATCACTAAAAGAACAAAAAAAATTATATCAGGAGGAAGAAACAAAACTACGTAATGAAATTTACGAGTTAAAAATGAAAATAAAAAATAATCCTCCTTCTATTGATCCAATGAAAATTAAAATTATTTTTGAGGATTATAATCGTGAACGTAATTATAATGATCGTACTACTCCTTATAATTATATTGACCCAGTTAATATAAAATTAGATCAACCTTTACATAGACAAATCAATAGAATACTTTCTAGTTTTTCTGAAAAATTGTTTAATAAATCAATTGAAAAATCAGAAGAAATAAAGAAAATTAATATTAAAACATTAACAGAAGAAGTACAAAAGAAATGTTACACTGAAGTTTCAAACATGGAGTACTTTGAAAGAAGAAACTTTTTAAAGAAATTTAAAATTAAACGAACAGAAAAAGTATGAAAAAACTAAAAATATATTGTGGAGTAACAATCGAAGATTTGTGTGATAAACAACGTCATCCTTTAACTGAAGTAATAAATGCTGAATTTTTAGTTAGAAATTTGAAAGATAAATCAGATGGTATTGCATATTCAAATAGTCCAGACTTTGTATCAACTGTTAAACATTTATCTTATAAGTATAATATTGAAACTGAGTTCTTCCTTGATGGAATTTCAACTGGTGAAGACATAGATGATATATTTGAAGACTTTAATAAATCATATGAATTAATGGATAAACTAATAGAACAATAAAATGAACAATGAATTTAATTTAAAAAAATTACAAGAAGTAAGTAGTATTGTAATGTTTATTTATTTGTGGTCCCTTACAAAAGAGGATCACAATAATAAAAATAATCATAATGAAGAAGAAGAAGGATATTGACTTTTTTTCGAAATAAAAATGATTAAAAAAAGAGAGCAAATTAATTTGCTCTCTTTTTTTTTGTTATGATACTAAATCTGATGAATTTGCATTCGCATCAACTATTGTCATTTTATCATATATTAATCTTTGATATGGATATTGTGAAGATACAAATAATTCTTTTGTGTAATTTCCATATACATAACTTGAATATGTGAAATCCATTCCACCTGAATTAGAATTAAAATTGTCGCAAATATTATTCATAGTAAAATTACTTCCAATATAATTACCTTGAAAATTACTTCCAATTATATTATTATAACAATCACTACCAATATTATTACTACCAAAATTATTAGAAATTTTATTACCTCTAAAATTATCACTGACATCATTATTAGATGCATTCGTTCCAAAAGAATTATCAGAGCAATTATTTCCAAAATAATTGCTTTGACTTCCATTTCCAATAATATTATTATAAAAATTATCACTAATATTAAGATCATAAGAATTATTACCTATTATATTACCATAACAGCTATTACCAAAATAAAGTTGTTGATTCTGATTTCCAATAATATTATTATAACAATAATCACCAAAATAAATTTGATTGTTTTCATTACCAATAATATTATTATAAAAATTATAATTTATTTCACAATTATTAAAACCATAACTTATTGCGTTGTGAGAAAAATCATTTAAAATTCTATTTTGAATAAATGAATTTCCAATTATATTTCCACTGAAATTTTTAAATATAACATTAGTTTGAAATTTATTAGAAATTACATTACCATGAAAATTTTTAGAAATCATATTATTAGAAAAACCGTTTCCTATGTTATTATTATAAAAATTATCTCCACTTATTGTATTTGCTGATATAAATTGTTCAAATTTATTTCCATAAACAGAATATGATTGATTATACTCATCATTTCCTGCTAAATAAAACACAGTATTACTTAAAGATGAATTATCTCTACTGTTATTTTGTGTATATGTATCATTTATAACATCAAATATATTATCCTTAACATTTACTTCATATGTATTCCATTGATCAAATCCATGAAATGTAAGTACATCAATATAATTTGAAGTATCACTTACTCCACTTGCACCGCTATAATTACCAGTATAATTAGATGATGCTCCAGAACTACCAGATGAGCCAGAACTACCAGATGAGCCAGAACTACCAGATGAGCCAGAACTACCAGATGAGCCAGAACTACCAGATGAGCCACTCGTACTACCTGATGGACCAGCTACAAGTCCTGCCTGAAGATAATCTACATTCCATCTTCTAAATTTAACGTTTCTAAAATCATATCCAAGTATGTTATTATTTTTAGTATCTTCACGTTTATAAATAAATCCTTTATATCCAGGTATCATTGTTACTCCTGTATTATTAAAAGTCATTACACTTCCTTCTCCGTTATCATAAACATCAGATAATGCAGCATCTTGATTCCAATATTCAGTTTTCCAATCATAATAAATAATATCCTGAGGATATAATTCTGAATAAGCTTTATTATCTAAAACAGATTTAGATTTTGCCATAATTGTTAATGGTTCTAAATCTCCAGTATTTATGCCATTATTTCCGCCGTTTGCATCGATTATATAATGGACAGTTCTATAGTCAGTTATTTTATAATAGCAGCCTTCTGTTAATCCACTACTAATTGTTAATCCTGTTAATTGATTGTATGTAACTTTTATGACGGTACTTCCTGTTGATGAACCGCCACCTGTACCACTTACTCCTGATGTACCTGATGTACCTGATGCACCATTTACTCCTGATGTACCATTAGAGCCAGTACCAGTAGTACCAGAGAATGTATACACTTCATTAAAATTGTTATTTATTTTAATAAATGATTCTCTTAAATTATCTCCAGTGCCATCATTTGGATAAGTACCGATATTAATTATTTGTTTACTCATTCGTTATTATTATTTTTATTGTATATATTAAATAATAAAATTGAAAAAATGAATAAAAAAAGAGAGAAAATTATTTGCTCTCTTTTTTATCTAATTGAATAATCAATTATTTTTAATTCTTTGAATGATTTTAATAATAGAATTTTATTCATCTCATGATCATAATAACCAAAATAATTATAATCATTAAATTCCTTCTTATTGATTAATATTTTCTCAATTAATATATTTATCTTATACTCATTTTCATTATAATTCGATTCTAAAAAATTCCAAATATATTTATGATCACACCAAATGAATTTATTGTCTGTATCTTGAATGAATAAACATTCTCCATTTATTTTATGATTTAATAAATCATCATTAGAAATATTATTCAATTTTAATAATTTATTTTTCCTTATATAAGATTCATCATAATACCAATAAATTTGATGATATAAATTTTCACTAACCACTGGATAACATGACAACAATTTGTCTAATAACCAATTTCTTAAATCATCTGTTGACATATCAAATATTATTGTCAGTTTTAAATTTACTTAAATATTCTACTTGCTTGTAATGAGATGAATTAATCAAATCTTTTATGATATAATATACATCAGTAGTAGAATATTTAAGAATATTATTTTCAGATTCGATATCAATATTTTTATTTGAAATTTTTATGTCAATTTCTTTTTTTATTTTTTCTTCTTCTTTCTTCTTATTTTCTTTAATACTTAAAAAATAAACAGACATAAATAAATGATTTAATTCAACTATACTATTTTTAGTTATAATATTTTTATCACTACTACCAATAATTTTACTTGAATCATCTTTACCCCAATAAAACTCTTTACCTCTAATATCTACTATATATTCGACATGATTTCCTATTATATCTAATCTTAGAACCTTTGCTATTATATTGGCTGTGCTTGGATAATATGAATAAATCCAATCACCTGGTACTACATCAGATTCATCATCTAAAACATACATATTAAAATTATTATTTTTAACATCAAGATATCTCTTTGATGCAAAATAATTATTATTTATGTCAGTATGCACATAAGACTTACCAATAGTAGGTAATATAACTATATCAGTATATTCTTCAATTTGTTTCATCATTTAATTTTTTTATTAGAAAACTTAACTTTTATTCTCTGAAGTAAATTTAACTTATTATTATATTCTGATTTATATTTATTCATATCTCCAATATTATATATATTAAGAGTGTTTTCTTCACTCATTATGTCCCTGTCAAATTTATAAACTTTCAACTGAATCAATATAAAAGAAAACTGAATAATGATAAATAGCCATGCAATTAATCTTATTGTATTATTATTTGTGAATGTTGCAATTATATTTAATATAATTGATATTAAACAACAAACCCAAGTCATTAAAACATAAACTGGTTGCTTCTTAACAAATACTAAAATTTTCTTCATAACTAATAAAAAATTCTTCATAATATATATTTTGTGCAAATATACTAATTAAATTTCAAATATGAAAACATATTTATAAAAAAAGAGAGATAAATTATTATCTCTCTTTAATTTGTTGTTTCTTATGAACAACTATGCTTTCTTGGCTTTGTCAAAGTTCGTGATGTTTTATATCATCACAAATTAACTACATTAATTTATATCTCTATTTTATTTAAAAGTTTAATTAAATGTTGAATTTGTTAGTATCAAATATATTCTTTAATTCTTCTTTGTTCTTGGACCAATTGATTATTTCAAATCTTGAAAATGGTATTGTATTTGAATATTTATAATCTCTAACATTTTTATATTTTCTTAAAGAATCTGGAACGTTAATGAAATGTACTTGATAAGGTTCTACTCTATTATCTTCATTATCAATTCCTATTATTTTTCCTATTTGATTACTAAGATATAAATTCAAATCAGGACTATATTTGGTATTACAAATTACAT